ATAATTCGTAATAAAGTCGCTAATCATTCCGGGCTTAGTAAATGAGAAATAATAGTTTTCATCTACACCTAACAAACTAATTTCTACTAAGTCTGGATATTTTAACAGGGCTCGACCAAGAGAACCAGAAGAACCCGCAAATCCTGGCAACGGTTGATAATCTGGTAAAAAGTGTTCTTTAAATGCATTAGAAATATTAACTAGTCTAGCAGAGTCTGCTGCATTCTTTGGTGCTAAGCTCCAGTTAAAAGTATATTCTTTTAAGTTAACGCCATCAAAATTAAGCGTAGCGTGTGGGTTAATAGCTGTACCAGTTGCAACATCTAATGCTAAGCCAGCACCAGGAAATACGCTATCAACAGTTGATCTTGCAAAATATTTAACTGCTGCTCCAGCTCCTCCAAATAAACTTCCTAATGTTTCATCTCCAGTTACTAATCCAGCTGCTCTTTCGCCTAAGTTTTGAGCTTGGCTTAAACCTTGTTGTATTGCACTAGAAACACCATTTTCTCCTACGGCATTAATTACGTCTAATACTGCAGCCCCTGTCGATCCAAGTTGTGCAGGTCCCACCTGAATAGAATACGTATCAGTTAAATTTGAAGGTAATGGTAATACAATCGACTTTGTTGTTTTAATTCCACGTTCAGTAGAATTTAAACTGCCATCATAAGTATATGACTTAAAGTTAAACATAATAGCGTTTGGCCCAAGATCACTTGGGAATCGCAGGCTCGTAAATTCCTGAGACGATTTGCTACGATTAATGACTTCTGTTACGCTGACCATTGGGACCCTATAAATATAGTTAGACTTTTTTTTATTTATATTGATTGCATAGAATGGCATACAAAGGACGATTCAAACCCAAGAACCCGAAAAAGTACATGGGCGACCACGCCAATATTATTTATAGATCCCGATGGGAACTACTACTCATGTCGTACTTAGATAAACATCCTCACGTTTTAGAGTGGGGATCTGAAGAACTTATCATTCCATATCGTAGTCCTATTGATGGAAGGTACCATCGCTACTTTCCCGACTTCTTAGTGAAACGTATAAATAAAAATGGAATAAAAGAAACAATTTTAATTGAAGTGAAGCCTGAATACCAAACAGTACCACCTCAAAAGCAAAGCAAAGTAACTCGTAAATACCTCAATGAAGTACAAACATGGGGTGTGAATGAAGCCAAATGGAAAGCTGCTGATGAGTATTGTAAGGATCGTGGCTGGAAGTTTCAGATAATGACAGAAAAACATTTAGGAATTAAGTAGTGGCAATACTTTTTGACGAGCTATTAACTAAAGGTGTACGAGCAGGACAGATCCCTGCCCGCACGCAGGCTGCACGCAACTGGTATAGAGATGCTGCTCGAGACTTCGGTAGTGTTAACGAAAAGAATTTAATGAGATCTGATCGTAATAGACTTACAGCAAATCCACAGGTTGGATCAATGTATATGTTCTATTACGATGCAAAGCATAAAGACACGCTTCCATACTTCGATAGATTCCCACTTATCTTTCCATTTAAAAAAGTAGATGGTGGATTTATGGGAATTAACATGCACTATTTACCTTTACAATATCGTGCAAAGCTTATGGATAGTTTATATGATTTAACCACTAACGAAAGATATGATGAGCGTACTAAACTTGAGTTAAGCTATAAGCTATTAAATAGCGCTGGTAGATTTAGATATTTTAAACCATGTGTAAAGCATTATCTTACCGGTCAATTAAGAAGTAGATTTATGTACATATATCCTTCTGAGTGGGATATGGCTTTGTTCTTACCACTCGAAAGATTCCAAGGTGCATCAAAAACAAAAGTCTGGTCAGACACAAGAAGGACATTATAATGGCTTTTAATATTTCAGAATTTCAGTCAAAAGTAAATCAGCATGGCGGATTTGCAAGAGACAATTTATTTTTAGTCACTATTAGTCCACCACCTGCATTAGCTTCAACCGCTAATATTGATGGACAAGAATTACGTTTCTTCTGTAACTCAGCACAACTTCCTGGATTAAATATTAATACAAGCGATGTATTAACTCAAGGATATGGTAGATCAGAAGCAAGACCAACTGGCATGGGTTTTGATCCTTTGCAGACTAACTTTTTGATTGATAGCCAATTTAAAGTAAAAGACTTTTTCCACAAATGGCTAAGAGCTATTGTTAATTACGATAATTATCAAGGATCTACTGCATCATCAAATGGCTTAAATCCTTTTGAAATGGAATATAAAGATAGCTACACCGGTGCAATTACTGTGTACGTATATTCTTATCAGTCTTCTAACTTTCAATACATTTACAAATTCCAAAATGCATTCCCCACTGCATTAGGATCTATTACAACATCGTGGGAAAATAATGATTCGCTTATGTCTTTACCAGTTTCATTTACTTATGATGTATATGATATTGAATCGTTAAACTTTGCACCTTTAAATAGTGATACAGAAGTACTAGGAAGCAGAGAATTCTTATTAGCGGCTGGTGCATTTGGTGCTGCATTGACAAGCTTTACGAGATCACAATCTATCCAAGATATCATTAATCAATATTCAATAGTATCGGGTATACGCGACATTTTAAATTAAACTTATGAGGTTATAATATGGGTTTACCGAAAATAGAACATCCACTTTTTACACTTGAGATTCCATCTACTAATGAGAAAGTACAATACAGACCTTTTACAGTAAAAGAAGAAAAGATTTTATTGATTGCTCAAGAGTCTCAGGATCTCGATCAAATCATTTTAGCAATTAAACAAATTATTGGAAATTGCTTTGAAAAGATTGACGTAGATTCATTATCAACATTTGATTTAGAATACTTATTGCTTAAGCTTCGTACAGTTTCTGTTGGAAATGAGATTACACTTAACTTTGTTGATGAGGAAACAAAAGAGTCAGTTGAACTACAGATCGACACTAACGACATTGAGATTAAAAAATACGAATCGCATAAACAATTAATTGATGTTGATAGTAACATTATGATTAAGCTTGCGTATCCAAAAATTAATTCACTTGACTTTTTAAGAGATGAGCTTACCGACGAAGAAAGACAAAACAAACTATTTGACGTTATGATGGGAAGCATTGATCAAGTGATTAGTGGCGAAGAAGTATACCAACTTAAAGATTTTAGTGAAGCAGAAGTTAATGATTTTATTAATTCTTTAAGTTCAAAAACAATTGCTGATATTAAATCATTCTTTGAAACTATGCCTAAAGTACGTATTGAAAAAGAATATAAAGTAGGTGATAAAAAGAAAACGTTTATCGTGGAGGGTACGGAGACTTTTTTTATGTAATGCTGAGTCATTCTAACTTGGCAGTTTACTATAAAACGGTATTCTCTTTGGCTCAGCACCATAAATATAGTATAAGTGATATTGAAAATCTTTTACCATATGAAAGAGATTTATATGTTGAAATGTTAGTGCAATATATAGAAGAACAAAACAAGAGAAATAACTAATGGCAAGAGTAATTACTAACGACGAAATATATACAGTGCTTGGATCTATTGATTCGAGTATGCAAAAGTCTCTTACTCTCATGAAAGATTCTTTAGCAATTGATGAACGTCGAGCGGCTTTAGCAAAAGAAGCTACTGAGCGTGCAAGAACTTCTGAAAAATTAAGTTCTTTAGAAGATGATGGATATAAAGCTGGAGAGCAAGCTAGTAGTGGTGGTGGACGTATAAGATCTGGTATTGCGTCAGCAACTTCAGGTGGAATTTTTGGTAATGGTAATATGCTTAAACTTGGTTTAGCTGCTGCAGCTGCTCCATTTGCTTTAAGCTTTCTTAAGGGAATGCTATTTGGCGAAAATGGATTATTTGCACAGGCTAGCAATTATCTTTCTACCGAAGGTATAAGTGGTATTACTTCGAAGCTAGGTGATTTTCTTTCCAATGAATTAACAGGCACTATACTCGGCACTCTTGTTTTTGGTAAGAAATTTATTTTATTTACATTAGCTCAAAAAGCTATGACTAAATTTATTGAAGATAAGTTTGGTGTAGATGTACCTGACTGGTTAGAAGGACCAGCTGGCGCTGCTGTTACAATGATTGCTGCCTCAATTGTAGGAGCTGCTGCAAAGCGTGCACTATTTGCTGTAGGAGGAGCTGCACTTGCTGGAGCATTAAAGCTTGGTAAAAAGGCTGGATATAAAGCTGCAATTATGTCAGCTTCTGCTATTGGAGCAGAAGCTTTAGCAAAAAAAATGGCAGCTAAGGAAGCAGCAGAAGCAGCAGCTGATACTGCTGCAAAGGTGGCAGGCGGAAAAATAGCGGGAGATGCTGCAGCTAGTACTGCAAAGTTAAATGCGGCTATGGCTACAAACACGTTAAAGGCTCGTAATTTTGATTATAATCCAAAGACTATGACTTATACTTCTAAGTCAACAAGTAAGCCTTTAGTTGGTGCTGCTCGAGCTACAGCAGAAAAAACTCGTTTAGCTGATGTAGCTGCTAAGTTAGCGGCAGCGGCTGCGCCGGAGCCTAAACCAGTTATTGGTGGAACTGCTAAGTCAGTTGCTAAAAGCGCTGGTAAAGAAGCAATTGAAACTTCTGCAAAGCGAGCTGTAAAAAAATCAATGTTAGCGGCTATACCATTTTTAGGATCTTTATTTAGCTTAGGATTCGCAGCTGAAAGAGCAATTGCTGGAGATAATACGAGTGCTGCATTACAATTAAGTTCAGCAGGTCTCAATCTTGTTCCTATAGCTGGTACTGGTTTATCAATAGCTGCAGATTTAGCAACTATTCCTACTACAGTATTTGATGAAACCTATCCTAATAAAGCAAATGAAAAAGGCTATCAAGGTTATAATCCAAATAATCCAGCACACGTTTCGCATATGAAAGCTGTAGCACTAAGTGTACAAGCAGAATTAGCAAAAATTAGAAAAAACGATATACCAGCTGAAGCTTACGCGCCAGCAGGAGCAGCCGGCGTTCCATTTTCTAAAATGTCTCAGCAGGATATTTTAAGCGCATATGGTGTAAATGGAACAGCATATGGTGCAAGCGGTGGCGGCTTTAATTATAACATTTCACCTAAGAATCTTAATACCATAGCAAATGGAAGTAGCGCTATGCCCGTAATTATTAAGGGTGGTGATAACGTTTCAGGTGGAAACAGTGTAACAAATAATAGTAACACTACAATTGTAAACAACACTTACGATCCAGCCAAATCACTAAACGCTGCACCAAAATAAAAAAGGGGCCGAAGCCCCTTTTCTTTAATCAGCTAGATTTTTAAAGAATGCCAAATCGTCGTCATCGTCATTAGCAAATGCTGATGTAGACGGAGATGGAGCTTCCTCCATTGTAGGAGATGCGCTTTCTCGAAACTTCGGAGTGAAGTCCATCTCAGCCACATTGTCGTCCTCAGCGGTAGTTGTGGGTGCTGCGGCACCGCCGTCAAGGCCAAGCACTTTATAGAGCTTAGTCTTGAGTTCTTCATATGATTTGAAGTTTTTAGGATCGACAATTTCTTGCAGAGAATGCTGTTTATTCCAAATAGACTCAAGTTCTTCGTCACCCATTGGCGAGCCATCTGGTTTTGTTACTACTGCTGGTGCAGCAAACTCTGACTTATCATAATTGCGGTAACCTTCAACATTACGTGCTTTCAATTTGAAATCAGCACCTTCCCAAAAATCAAATGGGTTGATCGCTTCTTCATCCTCGAATTGAGGATTCATCATATCGTTTAGTTTGTCAAAGATTTTCTTACCAAATTTATATTTGAATACTTTACCTTCGTTTTGTGGATTGGAAGGATCTTTTACGACATAGATGTTTGCATGGAAACCAAGACGACGCTTTTGTTTACGCGCAATATCTTTGTCGGATTCGATACCTGAGTTCCAAAGCTTAGAGTTATGTTCAGAAACTGGATCATCTTGGCCAATAGTGGTCAATGAGTTCTCAATGTACCAGCCACCTGGACCTTGAAAGCCATGATCCCAGACTCGAACAAATGGCATGTCTTCGCCTTGTGGAGCAGGTAGAAAACGAATAACAGCATAACCATTACCGGCTTTATCGACTTCGAGTTTCCAATACTCGTCGTCACCGGATGGACCTGCTGAATTCATATTTTGTAGTTGGGAATTGAGTTTATCAAACTCTTTAGAACGGGCTTGCTTAAGTGCTGCAAAAGATGTTGGCATATTTGTATCTCCTTATATGCGATATGTTACGGTGTATAGCGTTATATTAACTTGTTTGTTTAAATTTGTCAACCACAATTTCCTTCATTCTGTTTTTGTCAAATTCTAGGAACGGCGAATAGTCGTTCACTAATTTATTTATACTTGGAAACACTATAGTGTCGGTAATATTTTTAGTCCAATACCGAAAACATTTTGTAAGTTCATTCAATATCACTAGTGTTTCCAAGCAAATCCTACGTTGATTATACAACTGTAGGAGGCGGGGATGTTGCCCACCGTCAACGAGAATATTCGAATCAAAATCCTCGTTGAATTCGTTGAGGTCTAATTGAAAAGTACGCGTTAAAGATTGTTTACGCTTTAACCATTCCTCATAATTCTTATAAGCTTTATCCTCTAACATGTCACCAATCCACATTCCTGGTTCAACTAACATATTTGCAAGGATAAGATCCTTAGCTTCTGGTTTCTTTGAGAGTTTATAGAAAAAGAATTTATCTTTACGATTCTCAAAGCTCATCACATTCGCTTTTACTTTACCATTATACTTTTTAAAATCATAATTCGAAGTAAAGTGTCGTTTCATGGCAAGGTAATACACGTATATGTCATAAGCATCTCGTGTACTATATAATTTTGTCATATTGGAAGTCGCGATGTTTTCTCTAACATGTTAAGTTTTTCAGCGTCTTCTCGTACCATAGCTTTTAAGATAGGAGAACGCCGTACGATTTCACCAATGAGTTCTACCTCAAGGTCGTGTTTATCTGCGTAATGGGCAAGAGCATCAAGAAAAGATACATCATCATTTACCCATTTAGCTATTTCTTTTAATATCTGCTCAGCCTTCAAATCTTCCATCAACTTTCTTCGTATTTAATATGTTTAATATGAGAGTTTGCTTTTATACTACCACAAGTTTTACAATAATGTACGTTCACTGAATATTTGTGAGTACCAAACATTACGTATGTAGTTCCACTTGTTATATCCACTTTATCACAACAACCTAATTTTGTCAACTGGAATCTTCCTCTTCACGTGTTTTATATTGCCATTCGTCTGTATGACCTACAGACCACTTAGGCTCGGTTTCAACTGCATAATTTTGTGTACAAACTTTAAAGTCGGGCTTTAATAACTTATTAGGCGTTAGGGAGCTATCTCGCCAGAGAACCCTATTATTAGGCTGAGCAGCGAATTGACCATTGTCGAGTCTAATAACGTTAAATGATTTGTGCTCAGGATCGTGCTCTGAGAAGTTGGTGTTAAGGATGGAAGTATCGCGGTGACAATTGTCGATGGTGAATTCGTATTCACCGGCATGCATACGTCGATCTTTTCCAAAAAATTCACATCGTGACAGGATTGGTTTATGGACAACGGTAATGTCATAATCAAAACAATCCCAAAGCTGTAGAACATCAAGCGGAAGTAATTCGCCATGATCTGTTTTCCAAACAAATGCTGAGATAGGAAGTTTATCATAGAGTGCGCCATAGTCTGTTAAAAGCGTTTCGAAATATAATGCTTTATATTGTACGCTTTTGACACTAATCCAAATGCCTGGCGTGAGTTCTCCCCAATCGGGATGGTCTGGATCTAGATCATAAAGGTATTGTTTTAAAACATAAACGCTAACTGGTGGTAGCGGATGTACTAAAAAGGCCATACTAACTCCAAGTCAATTAAGGTGGGGAGCTAACCGTGGCTCCCCGCGGATGCGTTACGGCATCACCCGATACTAATATATATTAGAACTTGAAAGTGGCACCGACGACTACGTCTGACATATCTTCTAGCTCAAGGTCATAACCAGTTTCAGCATATACTTCTAGGTTATCCCAGATAGACTTTGAAACTTTAAAGTCTAGTGTTGGCATTTCATCGCCTAGAACAAAATCGTCGTTATAGATTGATAGTTCTGTAGAAGCAGTTAGGTCTAAACCCATTAGGCCATAACCAATTTCTGGTGTGCTTGTAAGTGTCATGTTTTCTGCATCGACGTTATATTCAGCAGTTGTTTCTACACCCCAAGTAATTCCTGTGGCACCGATTTCGTTAGCAGCAACACCGGTTGCAGTGATCATAGCGGCAGCAGCAATAGCAGCAAATTTCATTTTTATTTTCCTCTGTTAAAATTAATAGTACCACTTTTCTGTTGCTAGGTAAGTGGCCAACCCCCTGTGTTATGCCGCTAGGGCGTAACCAGATGGTGCAAAGTTATCGTTTGCATTTGTAAAGTTTGACCGAATAACGTAGGTCAACACGGCAATCTCCACTCAACTAGCTCGTTCGTCGATCCTATTTCAGCCCCATCAAAAACACACTTTATAGTGTTCTTATGGTGGAGCTGTGGGGTACCGCCCCCCAGTCCGATCCGCATTCATTTTGCTTCAACGATTACAAGATAATTTATAAGATGCTTAAGCATAATAACCATATACATTTATAAATTATCTCTTTGTTACATTTTTGTCACGGCCACCTTTACGACGCCCGTAACCAAGTCTTTTCATTATTTTATTTCTTTCTTCATCACTATATCGTGACCAATTAGAAATTTCGTCAATAGTTCGCTTACACCCCATGCATATACGAGTGTCTTTGTCTATTTTACAGACTGATATACATGGGGTGACGTACATTATTTGTAAAAGATATGCGAATCGATTTGATCAACCATCGCATACTGTACAGCCCAATAAGGTTTTACGTAATCAGCATGATACATAATAGAACCTTTTGTTGGATCAGACTGATTTGTTGCATATTCAATAAGAGCTTCAGCAGCTACCTTTTGAGCTTTTGCCCAAGCACGTTGTTCTACTACATTATTTGCTGGACGATCAGCTTTACCATCATGAGTCCAAGAGAACTGACGAGGTTGCCATACTACATCACAAATAGTGTTTGGATATTTACTATGCTCCATACGATTAAATGTAACCCAAGCTACAGCTTTTTGTCCTTTTTCACTTTGATTACGTGCTTCGAAAAAAATGTTTTGAGTTAAGCAATGACGCTGTTCAGCATCAAACGTTTCAAGAGCGACTTCGACTTTTTGCTTACCATATTGATAAGCGCCTGTCATAACCATTGAAGCCGCTACGGCCGTGTTCATAACAATAGATAAAACCATTTTTCTACTCATTTTAGTTGCCTCAAGTTTTCTTTATAGTACTAATATAAGTATTGTTTCAGTAAATGTCAATAGTTATTTTTCTTTTATTTCAATTATTTCTAAATGTAACAACCATGTCATAGTAAGTGTTGTTGCATTAATTGTAAGCCAAGGCAAACAAAAGATAGCGACATAAGCATATGGAAATGGTAGAAACATAAAGACTGTTATGTTACTTACTGAATTGACAAAGAAAGCTGCAGTTTGTTGCATTAGCAATTCTCTATCGTTAGAGATTAACTCGCTTTCAGTGAGACCAGCCATAGTTTGAAATACTACAAGGTAGTAAAATATAAAGCTGAACGATAATTGAATAGCTGCAACAATATAGATTGCTTCAGTATAAGAATAAACTGTGCCAGCTAACAACAATAGCAATAGGGAAATCTTAAGGTACATATCATCTCTTTATGTAAGGGAGGGTGCTAGAGGCTTGTGCCTCTAGCTATTATTTATTCACCAGTTTTTTACGATAGGCAATCTTTCAAAATGATTAAGCTTACCATTTATACGTTTAACTCGAGTTGTGCGTGTAACATATTCATTACCATTTATATCTTCATGGATAATTGAACACTTATTAGCTTTTTTAAATGATAAATTTTTAAAAAAGATTGCACCTTTATTAGACACAAGCGATGGCACTTGTGTCTTTCTTCTTTCAATTTCAGCTAATAATTCTTCGGTAGAATACTGTTTCATAATTTACTCCTTAAGCAGCTTCTGCCATTTCAAGTGCAAGCTCAAGTGCATCAACTTTCATCTTGCGGTTATAACCATACCATGCAGATTGCATACGAGTATCGGCTGTACGACCAAGTTCATGATCAGTCATATAAGTGACAGCATTAAATGCAGTCCACCAGCTACCTTCAGCAAAGTTAGCACCTGGTTGTTCAATGACAACTTCCATTGCACGTTGTGCTGTGCGAGAAAGTTGCTCAGGATCTTTCTTTGACATACCCATTAGGTGGCCAAAGTATTGCTTCATTGTATCTTCAGTAGTACGACGAGAGCCAAGAAACTCAGCCATCTCTTTATACTGTGACATTTTGAAGTGAGCGATACCCATCATTTCTTTGACTGCATCAGCATCAAACTGTGAGCGGTGGTTAACCTTTACAGCAGCTTGACCTTGTTGTTGCAATGATAGAGTAAGAGTGTTATTGCATACAACACGAATAGGAGTAAAACGAATGTCGATTGTTTTACCATACTGATGTGGATTGCTGAATAGCATATAGCTTTCAACTTTATCACCATTAAATAGTTCAAAGTCATCGTCAACTTTTGCAAGAGCCCAGATGATTTCACCATCTTTGAGAGAACCAGCGGTATGCATTTGCATTTGACCACGTTCTACAAACTCAGCAAAGAAATCAAATGCTTCTTCGTTTTGTACTGGATGCCAGTTCTTACCAACTTGAGTAAGTACCTTACCATCAGTTTCACGGACCAAAGCTTTTTGACCAGTAGGTGTACGCTTACCATTGAATTCAACAAAGGACTCGATTTCTTGTACACGCCAGTCTACGCCTGCAGCTTTCATCATTTCAGCTGGTGCAATATCTGGATCTACTTGAGTACCAAGACCGTGCCAAGGTAGATCACCAACATAAGCCATTTGCGCTTGACCGTTAATCATTTCCAATTCATGTGCCATAATATAAACTCCGTTTTTGATTTACTGATACCAGTCTAAACCATTTTGAAAAGAATGTCAACTACTTTTTTAAATTAAAATGATAAAAAGTAGAAAAAACATTACAAAATAATAAAGCAACGCTGCTTTGATTATAAAGACTAAAGCCTTAATCATCCCCAGTCCTTACGATCTTCTTCATTATCATAACCATAACGATAAGCTTTAATTTCACCTTCCGACATGCTTTCTTTTCCAACACGCTCAGACTGTAATGAATCTCCAACATAATAGTGAGGATCGTATGCACGACCATAGTAAGCATCTGCGCTACCACGATCTTGTGGACTACCGTGACGAGGAATTTCATCAGTTATGATCATGCCATCTGCATAAGTATTAGCTATTCTTCGCATTATCCTTGCTCCTTAATTGCATTGAATAAAGACTCTGGAATTACACCAAGACCAAGTGCACGCCGTGGTGCACAATAATCTTCGTAAGTTGCATATTCGATTGCTTCTTTCAAGTGACCCATTGACATTATGCTACCTCCTTGAAGCCAACCATACCAACTTCGTATTCTTTACCATCGATTTCCATACGATCGAATACTGAAGTAGAACGAAGACCTAGACCATCTTCACGCTCAACAAGTACAGTAACATCGTCGTTAGCATCCTCACCGATCTTTTTAGACCAGCTACCCATTACGTTGTTAGTCCAACGGAAAGCATACTCAAGAACATCAGTTGCGTTATGTCCATCTGGAAAATTAACCTCAGCAACAGGTGTGAAACCTTCTACGTTACCTGTGATTTCGTTGCGATTCATGTGCTTTACGATGACTTTCATAACATTCTCCGTTTTTCCTTATAATATTAATCTAATACTTGTAACGGCAAATGTCAATAGCTAAAATGCATTTTTTTCATTTTTATTGCATTTTTTTCTATCTCATTTTATCCTTTGAGATAGCCTGCTGTTTAGAAGTCGAAACATCCATCTTATCGCGAATTCTTCCATAGCCAGCCATTACTTCATCATGACCTTCGGTTTGTATTTCCATCATCATCTTCATGATTTCCATACCGTCTCGTGGACGAGATCCCATATGTTCAGTTACGAATTGTAATGTTTCAAGCATTTGATCGTGTTGAATTTTCAAATCGCGATAAGCGGCTAAAGCCGTTACTTCTTTTTGTAAAGCGCTTTGGCCTTTCAGTTTCTTTTCTAAATCATTAATAGCTTTTTCTGTCTTTTCCATGTTTTCTCCTATGCTACTTTAAACCATTCTGGAATATCACGCTTTGTCCAAGCCATTTTAAATCGACCTTGCTTTGTTTGATAAAAAGCACGATAAGATTTTACAACATCTTCAAACATACACTCAGGATTTGATTTCATAGCAAGAGGTTGCTGAGTCTTATAACCAATTGGTATATTTTTTGGTAGTTGATATAGCGCGTCTCGTAGTAACGTGTCAGTGCCATGCACCTTGTCATAACGATATGTATACTCGTCACACAATGCTGCAAAGTGAACATAATGCCAATTGTAATTATTGTTAGATTGCATAGTCCATACAGTACATGGATGATACATGTGTACAGCTTTATAAAACGTATCTTCCCGTTCGTCTGGTAGTTTCCAATACTTTACCATAGTTTTACCAGATTTAGATGGTCTACGTTCTTCAATACCATCAAGCATACGGTGTGCTGTCGATAGCATTTGAGCAGACTCAACAATCATTTTGACAACGTGTTTATCACATTGCAATTGAGCGGCTTTGACTGGATCTTTATCAAGTATAAACAGATT